ACTCTTGTTGCTTTTTGTTAGGATATATTCTATATTTATAGGCTCTTAATATTGTTTTCAAGTATTTCACCTACCTTTCTAATTTTATTATAATATTATATTTATATTTTGTCAAGCACCAATTCATCTCCCACTTAAAGAAGTGGGAGTATTCTTGGTGATTTAAAGATAAACACTTATTAGAATCTAGATTCATGCGGGAAATCTCGAACGCCTACATAATTCATTGCTAATCGTACCCTCACGTCTTTAAGCATATCCTCTGCCTTCTTAATAAAAGCCTGTCCAGTTTGACTACTAACTGAATAGGCTCCTGCTCTCCAACCACTTGATTGAATCAGATCAAAGCCCCGTCTTTCAAACGTCATACCTACTACTAAGTCCTCAAATAAATGATCAGTAATGCTAGATAAATCGACAAGCGTTTTTGTGGTGGCATACAATACAGCTACTTTTTCACCATCTGTGTTAGGTGATGGAATAAGCCAAATTTTGTTATTGATTACTTTCCAAGTTCCGCTAAAGTATTGCCGTATCTTTGCCAGCTTATTATATTGAATTAATAGGTCCACTAAATGGTCTTCATCAAATTGTTCAGAAATTAACTCTTTGTAAAGATCACGAGAAAAATTATCCATTGGAGCCCAGAAAACATTAATAATCCATAGAGCATCAGCTGGGAACGCATAATCTGGTTGATCCTTAACAGTAACAATACATTGAGTACTAGTAGTAAGATTTACGTTGGGTTTGTACAATACATACTCATCTAGCGCAGATGATATAATTGTACCCAAATCATCATCCGTGATTTGCGACTCGGTAACACCCGTACGTGCTCTTATTCTATTGATAATTGTTTCTTTTAACATGTTCTTATTTATGCATTAATTTATAATAAGAAAGCTTAATTGCATCCTCAAATCGTCTTACCATTGAATGATAACTCCAATACTTAAAAGATCGCTTAATACATGGTCTATTATCGCGCAAAAATCTTAATTTGTCAATAAGGTTATCTATATCTATTTTAGCCCATAAAGCATTAGTAACTGCCATTTGCATTTTAACGACTTTTTCTTCTCCTAGAATATCTATACCCCAAATGTTCTTATCATCAATATATTCTGCTGGTCCACTATATCTAGTTGTCAATGCAGGCGTGCCACACATAGCTGCCTCTATTGGAGGCATACCAAAGCCCTCTCCTCTAGAAGGCAATACAAACAAATCAAGTGCCCTATAAAAGTCAGCCATTTCACTTTCTTTGAATGCGGTATCTATAACAAAAATATTGTCATGATCGATTTGCGGCATCCATCGTGTGTCCCTAGATTTAATCACAAGAGCAACTTTATCATCATTACCAAAGGCTGCAAGAAAGCCTTTTAACAATAAATCAACTCCCTTTCTATATGACATAACTCCTGCACTACCAACAATATAGTCAAACTTCCTAAAATCAACGTCATTAAAATACTTATTTAAGAACAATCTTTTGCTTTCTATGGACAATTTGTTATCATAAAACGCATCACTATCGCATCCTAAGTGTACAACCTTAACATCTGAATTATATGAACCAAATACCATCGCACAATATTGGCTTGGAACCCATATTTCATTCGCCTTTCTAACATCTGTTTGCCACGCAAATGGAATATCACTTGCTTCATACATAAAATACCCAACTCTGTATCTTGTTGACAAATGAGAAAGACAAGACGGCACTCCTATTAATATGCCATAATTCTTGACGTTGTGTTGAGTATTTATAAGTGAACGATATTCCTCAGGAAACGAATCATTAATATGATTATATAAAGCCCAAAACTCAGGATCTATGAATTTAGATTGTAAAAGCCCCTTAATTAACGCCAATGAAATCTTTCCATAGCCAGTTAATGAACTACACGGCAATCGTAATTTTACAGGTATTTTTGTCATATCCTACCTCTACAACAATTCAGTTTACTAAATTATATTATACCCAATAAATTTATGCAAGTCTAACGTTAATATTACATAAGAAAAATACTGGGTCCTCTATCAAAGAAGACCCAGTATTGATTGCATTCATATTTAGTTTTAAGTTATCCATTCATTAGAATGGAGCTACTCCAGTTGTGCCAGGCTGTACTGTTACAGTTGCGAAGCACCCTCCTCGAAGGACCTTCATCGCAGCACGAGTACTTACTGAGCGCTGTGTCGTGTTGGTACTTGGAGTATAAGCCTCCGGGGATATATAAAGCGGCACATATGGTGCATAAACAGCACCGGTCTTCTCCCACGAAGGTGGCTTGAAACCAACGAGAATGGTATTGCGAGAGAACCATTCAGCGCGGTAAACACGCCACTGTTCATCCAACTGCCCAATACGCTTCAGCCCAATACCGAACTGCGTTTGATCTTCAGCTGGTAACACTGCAAAGCCATTCAAAGAACGCAGAATCGGAGCTGCCCCTGGTCCAACAACCATCCAATCGCCAGGAATATACGCCGACTCTGCAATCAAAGAACTGGCCTTCTCAATATGCGCCCCCAGCAAATCATACCAATCCTTATCCGATGTATATCCAGTTGGTGCAACAGTGCCATAATTGACATTGTTACTTGCACCAACACGAAGCATCTCAAGGAATTGATAGTTGATCTCACGTACTATTTCATCAGCAGCAGCTCTAATGAGTTCACTTTCAGCGTCAAGATCAAACAATGCCTTCATATCCTGACGCAGCTCGCTAGTGATATCATAGTAAATAGCCTTGCTGGTGGCACTTACATCCTCATAATCCATCTCAAGCGTTATCTGTGCCTTTGTCTCACCCTCTGTATGATCTGCCCATGTGCTATCAAACGTTGAGCTATCAGACAAATCAACACCACCTGATGTCTTAAAGCTCTGTGTGTAAACACGACCAGTTGGAGCAGATAAAGGCTGAACTGAGCTAATCTCAAACGGCACAAGCTGCGGGAACAACTGACGCAGCATAGGCAATACTGTTGGCAGAGTAGTACCTAATGCTGTAGTGGTTGTAGCAGTCTCTAGAATACCCTGACGAGTGACCGCATGGAAGTACTCAGGATGTTCCCTGCGTTCATTGACCAGTACCTGCCGCCATACATTACGCGGATTATTCCAGTCGGCAGAATCTGTAGCATTCTTACCTACAGGATACGTGTCAATTAACTGTGCAAACGCCTCTTCTGCGGTCTCTGGACGATCTAGAACATTATCGCCTACAATCCACTTCTCAACATAGCCCTTTCGACGAGTCTCTTCTGTAATAATGCCAATACCAGTTGGCATATTCTGAGACTTAAGAACCTTGTTAACTAATGGAGAGAAATCCTCCATTACCTTGTCAACAGCTTCCTTACTATCTGCATGCTCAAAAGCCCTTTCAATTGGAGTACGTATTGACTCATCAATACCAGCTAACTTCTTAGCCTTATACTCCGCCAAGTCACGAGCTTCTAAGATTTGCTTTGTAATTTCAACAGCCTGTGCTTCTGCAGCCTTAGCCGCCTGTTCAGCAACCGCTGCCTTAATTTCATCAAGATTTGGAACCTGCTGCACTTCCGTAGTTTCCTTTACTTCCTTTGGTTGAGTTTCTCGATTTTCCATAATTACTCGTTGAGAATCCTCAATATTATCGTTATTCTGGTTTTCAAAAGATACAATTCGAGTATCTGCAGCACCACTTGTTACAATGTCTACAGAATCCCAAATATAATTCTTTATAGTATCGTATTCGATACCTTCATCAGTTACTGATGTTTCTACATTTCCCCATCCCCGTAAAGACCACTCTAATCCTACTCCAGATTTTAAAAGGTCAACAACTGTGCGGCCAGCTTCATTTAACGTTGTTTGACCTTCAAGGTATATGTCATTGCCTTTTAGCATGACTTTATCATATAAAACTGCAATATCGCGTGCTAACGCACTACTTAAAAATCCAGGATGATCAAGTAGACCATGAAACATCCCAGCCTTCATAAGCTTTTGTACAGTAGGAATGTTTGCTAGAATCTCTTCCTTAGGATACAATCTATTATTCTTGTTGATTGTGTCTACTTGTCCAACTATTGCGCTGAATCTCACACGTTCAACGCCAGATTCGTTCTCTACATATTTATCGTCAATGATATTGATTGAACCAGCAAATGTATCCTGAATAAATTCACGATTACAAGATACAATATTTTCAAGCTTGTCTCGTATTTCCTCTGTTAACAAGTTAATCTCAGTTGCTCTGTTTTGATTAGTTGTTTTATCCTTTAAAGCATTAAGCTCAATCAACACATCTGTATATCTATCAATATCATCTTCGTCTGTATCATCCAAATGCTGCATTAACGTCATTAGTTCAGGATCGTTTACGTTTAAAGATTCATTATCAGTAGAATTATCTTCCTGCTTTTTAAGCTTTTCACCACATCTAGGACATATCAATGTAGCATTTGGATACTTAGTCTCATACTTGCAGTTTGAACACACATACTTATAATTTTTAACCTTATTATCTTGCATGTTTTTATTCTCAGAACAATCGGAATTATTAATCCCGTGTCTGATTCCTGTTTGATAGAAATTGGCTTTCGTTCCTTGAACCTCT